ATAGGAAGGGAGTCAACTTCTGAAAGGGAGAGGTTTAATCTCTCCGCTATCATTATCGCGTTACGAAGCATTGCCCGTCGCCATAGAGACGATCTTCTTGATATCGTCTGCGTACGAAGCAGGGATACTCTCTACATCCTCTTCAGTAAGTTCCGGGTCTACCATACACTTGATAAGCACGTCTTTAGCCATGTCGTAATCATTTTTTTCATCTTCGGTCAGTGCGTATGCCTCCCCGAATGTCAACTCTCTGAATTTGACTTTGCCGCCAAATGCGTCTATGGTAAACTCTTTTGTATTGAATAGACTCATGGTGTCACGTCCGTCACATCAGATGCCAGTCCAATAACGACTGACTGTGTGATCATGCCGTCGATCTCACCACCCTGTCCAAGCTGCGTAACATTACCGTCGAACTCTTTCCCTGTCACCCCGTCGCTGTATGCGATACGGAATTTATAAGTGTCATCGGATGCATATGAGTCCTCCAGTAGCTGCTGTGCCGGATTGGTAGGATCGTAGAAACTATCAAACGAGACAGAACCCACATCCCTTAGACCGAACCGGTATGTCCTTGTGTTATCAGACGAACAGGTTGTATCGATTTTAGGTCTTTCAGGCTGATCCCACGTGAAGTTCGTCATGCAGCCGATATCATTCCATGTTGTTCCGTTATCGTCTGAGATTTGTATTTTGTGACCTTGAAACAAGATCCCTTTATTCGCGTCCATCTTCAGGCTCCTTTTTTCTTCGTGGCTTTCGCTTTGGTTTTTGTACCCCCGGTAATGGGAGTGGTAGAACCTCCACACCGTTTGCCGAGTATGCTTCCGCTATCGACTTGTCCAATGTGTAGACTCTTTTTGCCCCCTTGACAACGCCTTTGAAAAAGACGGGGTTTGCGTATGTACCGCTTACCCCGTCGATCCTTTCACTTGCATAGACGAGTGTCATGATTTACCACTCTCTAAATCTTCCAGATACACCGGCACCCGCTTTCACGTCGTCAACCGCTCGTGACCAGTTCGCAGGCGCGCCAAGTACTGCGTCATCAAGCACAATGCCGGTAGATGCATCCCAAGCGTAACCGAGGATCTTCAACGTGAAGGCGCCTTCCATTGTGATATTGACCTTGAGGTTTGTTTCACTGTCGTCGATACGTGTGAACAGTTCCTGTCTTTCAGACTCCTGGATCACGATCGCACCCGGAACAAGTCCATGAACGTATGTCAGCGGGTCGCCTGTACCATCGCCGTTCGTATCTCCTGCGTTGAAACCTAATGAGTCAGTCGCATAGACATTTTTACCAAGTGTTGCCGGGTTACCTTCGTATGCCATACCGATCGCCAGTGAGTCACCTTTTAGCGTTGAATTGCCGAGGTTGTTCAGTGAGATTGAATGCATGAAGTACGTTGCCAGTCTGCTTGCGTTATCTCCAAAGTTTCTGTCGATCGCACTCAATCCGATTGGAGAAAGTGTGTCTGTGGTGTTATCAACGAACGGTGATCTATGCAATGCACCTGCAATACCAAACGCCGCCTTGTTGATCATTGTCACTGTCAGGTTTCTGGCAAGTGTTTCAGCAATCTGCTGTGAGAATGCTTCAGGTGTCATGGATGTCATATAACGTTTAAACTGTGTCATAGGGAAGCTGATCTTTTTATCCCAATACAGTTTCACACCGACCTGTTCACTTGCTTCAAGCGCGTTGAATGAACCAGCCGCCTGAGTAGTAGGATTTCTATAATTCATCTCTCCAGGGTTCAAGAAGAACGCGTCATGGATTGTGTCTCCTTGATGGTATTCTGTTACCGGTACGATCGCGCCGTTTGATTTGGTTGTGAAGTCCTGTGCGTTCTGCATAAGCTGCTCTGTCATTGCCGTATGCACGTATTCCGGGATAATGAAGTTTTCTACTGCTGCCATTTTTTAGTCCTTTATGTATTTTTACCCATGGATTCGGATACCATTTTTAAATAGGCATCGCTTCCATGTTCTTTGATGTATTCCGCTTTTTCTTTAGGTGTGATCTTTCGCGGGTCAACTGCGGGAGCGTTTCCGCTGCCATCTGATCCGCTTGCACCCGATCCGCCTGTTCCCTGTGCCTTAAGTGCCCCTTTGAGGTCTGGCACTGTCTCAATAAGCTTCTTGACCCCGTCTTTTGGATCAATGCGTTGTCCGTCGATGTCGATATACACTGTATCTTTTTCATCGTCATAGACAATGTGGGATTTCACAATAAGTTCCGCACCAAGTTTAGTCGTCCAGTCATATTGACCAACCACATCCTTCAACGTGCTGTTGATGATCGCGTCTTTCGCTTTTTGTGCAAGATCGTTTCTCTGTGTTGAAAGCTCTCTAAGCTTTGTTTCATACTCTTCGACCGCTTCGTTTCGTCCTGACTTTTTCGCCTCTTCAACCTGTGATTTTAGCGTTTCAATCTGACTCTCAAACTGTTCCTTAAGCTGTGTCTCGATCTCTTTTTTAGCGACCCTTGCTTTGGCTGCCTCATCGTTTGCCTTGGTAATCGTTGCGCTGTATGCCTCATGCACTTTTTCCGCTAACGTATCAAGCTCCTCTCTTTTTGCATCATCCGTAATAGACGGCTTAACTGACTCTATCAGTTTTTTAAGCTCTTCGTACATTTTTAAAACCTCCAGTTTTGTAGCTATATTGTATCATATTTTTTAACAGGTATCTTAGTGCCAGTTCCGTAAACCCTCGCCGTTAAGGGCGGGGTGGTTCACTGCCTACTAAGACACAGGTTCGCCAGCATCTTGACTCTGCACAGCTATATCGATCTGTTCATACACGTCTGTCAATATCTCGTTATCTGCATCGATCATATTGGATGCAATGTCTTTTAGCTTTTCGCTCTCAAGTGCGGGGATGTCATATCCCATATTTTTGATCGAGCCGAGTTCCAATATCTCTTTTTCGATGTCTTTGATAGAAAAGTCTTTGTTGTACACAATCTGTATTGCATTGTTTGTTATATTTAGATAGTTTGCTGCAATCTGCCATAGTTCTTTTTCAAAACTCTCAAGAAGTGCGGCAAACTTTGACAGAGACGCGTTGAGACCCTGGAACTTGATGTCAAGTGCGATACCGCTTTCGACACTTCCTGTATATTGTATGTCATACATGATATCAGATATCTTTGCTTCAAGCTTGTCTATGTCATTCTGATATGTCTCTGCGTTCCTTGCATCCGCTGCAATAAAAGCAGGGGGGTTCATCCCCTCACCGTATACGATGGCGTTATCTGTTCCTATCTTAAGTTCAACATCTTGCGGACTTCTTGCCTGTAACGTCAGGATGGAAAACGTCTGATCTCTTAGGATTTCGCGGAGTTCGCTTCTAAGGTTGAACAGCTCAATGCAGATATCACCTACCGTCGTGAACTCGCCGACGCTTGGAAACGTGTTATCTTCTCCAAAAAACACCATCGGGCATCTCCCGGCATTGTGTAACCCAGCATCGATAATCATTCCATCACGGTCAAGAACCTCCCATGAGTCCGTATAGTAGACGCGCTCGATCAGTTTATCGTCTTTGATATCATAAAACCCCGACTCGATAATCGTGCCATAATCGTCTTTGACCATGCGGCTTACTCTCTCCGGTTCGATCCATTTGAAGAATGGAACGCTTCGCTTTTCTATTTGATCCGTCATCGTTTCCGGGATCGTTTCCGGCATGTCAACGAGCACCGCGCCCGCGCCTCTGATCTTCGCCCCGTGTGCAAACCTGACAATAAAGGATTGGATATCCTCTTTCGACCCGGTTGCATCATCGATGATCAGCGAAAGCAGTTCGTTATCTGTTTGTCTTGACGGCTGGATCTTGAATACGTACCCGACGTAACGTGTCAGTTTCTTGCCTATGATGTTGATGTACTTTGCTGATTTCTGTCTTTCTTTAAACCCTTCATCCGTCTCTCTTTTGAAGGGCATCAGATAGGTTTTTGACACATAACCGCCATCCCCTCCCAGCGCATCAGCCGCCTGTTTCCACTTCTTGATGTAATCAATACTCTTGATGGTGTCGAGCCATTCTATCGGGGTTCTGTTTCTTTTATCCCATACTATCAGCATAGTTTTTCCTTTTCCCATTTTCGTAATTTCTTTCGCATTGCGTCTCTTGCCCCAAGCCACATAAACGGATCGCCCTTGTACCCCGGATGGTTAACTTTCGCTGCGAATACATTATCCCAATGTAGTGCTTTTTTCTTTTTGGGCGTGATTTGGTGCGGTTTTGTACCAAAGTGGACAAATACTGAATATGGGGTGTTTTGTATCCAGACCTGACCTCTTTTCCCGCCATCAAAAACATCATGATAGATATTCCTTTCCATCCAGCCGGTATCATGATGTGGCGCGGCTTTTTTTCTTACGGATTCAAATACGTTTAAGGTGAGTTCCTTTACAGCCGGTCTCAGTGCCGTGTCCGGCATGCGCGAAAAGCAGGACTCGAGTTCTTTGAGCCCCTCTATCTTCACATCAACACGCATAGCCATTATTCTTTACCTCACATGAAATAGCGATAAGACGCAGGTTTGGCAATGTGTCATTATCTATCTCGGATGACTCGAATGTGTACCCGTCGTTGAGTTCACCCTTGATACACTTCTCTATCTCATACAGTTCATCAAGGATGCTTTCTGTCTCTTTGTTCTTT